TGCAATTTGTCTTGCTATTTCTGGATCATAACCAAGTTCAAGCAAGATTTGTTCTACTGGCATACCTACAGAACGCTTACGAACTGCAATATCCCAATTTTCCAATGAGTCAATGCTCTCTGGGTTTGTCCATTTAATTTCTACTTCAGCAACTACGCCTTCTACTCTGAACATGAACTTAAATAGGTCTCTCCAAGTAGATCCAAATGCCAATTGGCGATTTAGAACCTTCTTAAATAGCGGAGCTTCAGCAACACGAAGTGCTTGACCGCTAGGAATGTAAGATCCCTTTACAAAGTAATGTGTAGGTGTTGAAGTAATTGCTGCCATAGCATTTACAAACTCTAGAACTGGCTTTGTAAATGTGTCTGGGTCTGCTGGCTGGAATTGACCAACCTGAGTAACTCCTTGTAGATACCAAAGTTCTCCTGGGCCATTCTTTAATGCTCCAAGATTCTCTCGTGCATTTGCATCGTCTGCAAAGTCATCAAGTTCTGCTGATACGCCACCATTTGAGAGGGCATAACGCTGTGGTGCACCCTGATAATCTACAGTAAGCATATGTGTTGCAATTAATTTATTAATCGCATCTTGTGGACCAAATGCATCTGCATGTTCTGGCTTGCCATATTGCTTATATGTGCGGAAGTGGAATACAGGAACTTCATTCCATGGATTGTTTATAGTCTCAAGTAGAATGAACTGTGAGCCATTTCCTGCTGTTAAATTGTCTAATTCGCCCATTCCAGCATATTTTTCAATGCGATCTGGGTAATATAGATTTAATTTGATTGTTTTACGACCATCTGCCTCAGTAATCTGCCACATCTTTGCAGCGAATGACTTGATTCTTGGGTTTTCTTGATCATAAACAACGGCTGTTGTTAATGGTGAGTTGTAATCTATAGCCAAAGTACCATTTGAGTCTGGCCAAACAATTGCATAGCAGTCTCCATAGACTAATGCATTGCGGTGAATTTCATTTATATCTAACTTGAGGTCAGTTTGTTCCCAAATTTGATCAATATAATTCTGAGCGTCCTCAGATGTTGTCAAAACTTGGTTAATCTCAAGTCTATTTAATACAGAATCAACAACAGTTTTGCTGTAATTGAATCTAAAGTCTAAAGCTGCATTTTTGAAAAGCCTATACCATCTCTGGTCTAGGAAAACTTCAGGATTTGCACCCTCGTAATACGATTCTGCATGTTTGTAGGCATCTCGTCTTGTCAAAATATGGTCTAGCGCTAGTTTAATATCTGACATGTTATCTCCTTAAATAATTGTATTGCTTTGCGACTACTTTTGGGTTTTGGTTATCAAGGAAATAAAGAATCCCTGAAACCACCGCATCAAGAACGTCATCATGTGGAGTCTTTGGAAACGACCACATCTGTTCTTCTAATGCTGGGAAATGGGCAGTATGTCGAACCTTTCCCTGTTGGTAGTAATTGAGTGCCTTACCTGCACGTACCTGCTTTGATACAGACTGTTTAATTGATCTATATCTCACAGGAATACTCTTAAATACGTCCTTCCAAAGATCACCGCCTTGGTTGGTTTCTACATAAATTACTCCAGGGTCATATATTTCAACCATGTTAGCAATTCGATCAGATAATTCGGACGGCGATACCTTTAATTGTATTGCTTCACGAACATATATCTGTCCATTATCTCCTCTAGACAATACGGCTATGCCTGTATAGTCAGAAATCTTATTTTTTGTAACAGCTGGGTCAATAGAAATAATTGTGTTGCCATATTCTTCCATATCCTCAATAATTACATCTTCATATGTCCAGAAATTACCATCTACGTTAACTGGCTTATTCATATAGTTCTTAGCAAAGTCACGCATGTGTCTTTGGCTTTGGAGCCACTCCATGGGCCATTTTTCAGGCCACACGGAGCGCTCTGAACCATCATTGGCGGTCATGATGGCTGGATAGTAGTGGACCTTAACATTTTGGTCTGTAATCCACTCTAGCTCTTTTCCTCGTTGGCCCTCTGCATATTTGCGGAACTGATCCATAATGGAATTAGGCATCGTAGTAGTTCCAACAATAATCATACGGGCATAAATATTCATAGGTGCAATATCGTCAAATACGGTATTTAATTGCTGTCCAGCTTGATATTCGGAGTAGTTCTTTTCTCCCTTTTCAATATCATCCAAAATAATGAGGTCAGGGCGTTGACCAAAGACTTTTTTACCCAGTGAGTTAGTATCAATACCATTAGCGTCGAATATAAAATCGTTTGCCTGAATAATACGCCAAGCGTTTGATGCAAGGGAACGCCCAGTGCTAGAGACAACTTTAGGTGTGCATAATTCTGGATAATCTTCTTTGAGATAGTCATTTGTTTCCAATTCATTCTTAAAAGTAAGTAAGTGCGTCTCAGCCTGAGAAGCAGCATCTGAAAATGCAGCAATAAATTTAACATGACCATGGGCGGCGGCCCATAAAGGTAGAATCAAAAAGATCCATGTGGATTTGCCACATTCTCTAGGTGCAATAAATGCATCTCTATTTTGCTTAGGAGTAGCTGGCTTATTGATCCATGTCTTTCCATATTCGCAAAGATCCCAGTGAAATTCAGAAAGTGTTAGCTCATCCTGTGCATTTTTTAGATGATGAGGTAGATATAGCAAAGCAAAGAGCATAGGATCATATTTAGTTAGTTCCCGTCGTCCTTCAGAAATTGTCAGAAGTTTTGGATTAATATCTGACAAATATTCTTCTATGCTCACATGTCTCCCTTTTACCTTTTATATAAATCTTACTGTAGAAATTTATTTACAGTAGCAAAAATAAAATATTTAAATTTATTCCCTATTTGCGTGGTCTCTATCTGAGACATGTAATGAATCTTTAATTAGATTAGATCTAGTTTTGGCTTCATTAAGCATATCAATGATTGCTAAATCTGAGCCATCTTTAGATCTATTCTCATTGATATTAGTGGATTTACCTTCAATTAGATTAATTGTTTGTATGGCTTTATGCAAGGCATTTGATAGTTTAGATATATCATCTGATATTAGATCATCTTGATATAAGGCTTCTACTGATCTATCTATTACTGCCTGCGCCGCTAATATCTTCTCTTTATCTGTATAGAATATGTCTAAATTCTTAGCCATAATAGCAAGGGAATTAGCAGTAGGCATTTCTATATTTCTTTGTATATGCCACTTCTTGGCTGTATGATAGGATTTAGGATATCCTAATGTTCTCATAGTAGGACCAATTCCCATTTCCGCCGCCATTTGGATAAATTCGTCTATTTGTTCTTCTGTAAATTGTGGATATGGCATCATATCTCCTTATCTATTTGTCGACAAATGTACATATTTGCCATTAATTTGACATTACGCACACACATTTGCTATGCTCTCTATATATATGTAAAAATGTCTACTTTGTTTCATGTGAAACATTCTTCTTCTTTTCTTTCTTCTTCATCTTAGAAACTGCTGGATATCCTGCTGCATATCTTTCTCTTCGTATTCCATGTCTATTGATATCTATAATAGTCTTGAACTTTTGAGGTTCCGCCTTCATAATATATCTCCTTCATGTAGCTGATCAAGGAAATCCTTTAAATTGCCATTAGCAACTATTCCAAAGTTGAAGTCCTGAGACTCATATTCATCATATATTATTCCAAAGTTGAAGTCTTGGGACTCATATTCATCATATATCTGGATTGTCATAGATAGTAATCCTGATGGGTGATAATATAGGTCTTTAGCATAGGGATATAATCTTACGCCACCGCCCTGTTGAGGGTCCATAAAATCTCTCATATCCACTAGTTTGTACATCCTTGCATTATGTACTAATTATACCTTTTATCACATTAAGAAACCCAGATAACGGCTATAAGGGGATACTGCAGTTATCTGGGCTTACCTATCTTTGTGGAGGTAAAATAAGCAAATGGCAGTCTGCTTACTTACAAGAATATTATACTATTAGCAATTACTCAAGTCAAGCAAACTTTGGAAAATCCCATCGTTTGTTGTGCTTATATTGTCTCTGAATAAAATCTTCTATAGATTTATCAATTGCAATATCTAATTCTTCTGGTGTCATAACAAGGATCTGATCCATTGTGTAATCTTTCCAGAATGATTTTATTAATGCGTTTTCTTTTCCTGCCTGCCCTCTAGATTCAATAGGTTTAATATTATATGGCTTAGGCCTTTTAATTCTAGGTTCTTTATATTTCTTTACAGAATCTACTTTAGGTTTTCTACCTGCCACTTACTGCCGCCTTTTTCGCATAATGCTTTTTAAGGGCCTGGCGGGTCTGTAGACGCCAGCAAGGTTTACAGACATACATTAACTTATCCTTACTAGTAGAACGCTTCCCAAACTGGCTTACAGGCTTTTCTAGGCCACAATCCTGGCAGACCTTAGACTGCGGAAATTCACTTTGGCGACTTTGC